ATTTTTCTTGTGTGGTGAATTCTGCTAATGGCTTCATAATTTCCTGACTTTCTTCTTCAGTCATACCTACGAAACTTCCTATTTGTAAGAAGGGGAAAAACAATCCTGTCTTACCTGCATTGTTTGTGTATATTACTGTGGGGGTGTAGTTTTCTATAACCCAACCGTCGCCACCATGATGTTTTTCAGCATGTTCCATACCTTTTTTTGCAAATATCTTTAACGTTGATAGAAAGGCTTTCTTTTTCTCATCTAAGTCATTATAAGTTAGTATGTTATTGTTCCAGCTTGTTCTAGATCCTGCTGTACCTCTAACACCATATAACCAAACAATTGGTCTACGTTCTTTGCGATAAGGATGATTACAATGCCAAGTCATTTCATCTACATACCCGGCAATTCCAGGAGCACCGTGTTCATTTTTTTCACCAGTAACTCTAGTAATCATTCCGTCTGTTCCAGGGACCCACCATTGTTTATATTCTTCTTCGGGAAGTTGTTCTTCAGTAAACACTTCTGGATTTTTAAACATCTTAATTACACGCATCTCCTCTTCAACTGTTAAGAATTGATCACGTATTACTACACACGTATTAGTTGCAATTAACTTTGATATAGTAAGAACATCTTCCTGTGTTACAGTTTTTAAATCTAAATCTTCAATTAAGACGGTCCATCCATTTTCATGTAATTTATAGTTCATGTTATTTACTCGGGTTGAATTTATATTTATGTGCAAAAAATCTCGATAAATATTTTCATGGATTATAATAACATTGTTGCCGCAAGTCTTAAACTAGACATTGACTATGAAAAGATGACTGCCGAACTATTAGCAGTACAATCTAACAAGAAATGTGTTCCTTTCTCATATCCAGCCAAAAGAGGTGATACGACTGAGGTTACTGCATATAGTTTATTTTTAAGAATTAATCCTGAATTTTTAGATTATAGTTATCGTGGCGCAAAGAAAGCAAATGATTTATCTTGGGATTGGGACTACGAATTAGATACTCCTTATACCAGACAAGTAATAGAATCGTTACCCTTTAATATCATAGGAACTATAAGGGTAGTTTATTTTCCCAATGTACCGTGTGTTGCACATACTGATTGGGATAATAAAGAAGACAGAGCGCATACTTTAGGACTTAGTTTGATTCCTAGTACTGGTAATACTTGGTGTGAAGTTTGGAGTGAGAAGTCTGGGGAATATGTAAAAGTATTTGGTAATGCAATGTTACTCAACGATTCAATAAAACATCAAGTTCCATGTTCTGAAGGCACAAGAATTGCTATGAGAATTTTTGGTGAGATAGATTATCAAGCATTTAATAATAACCTTATAGAAGTCTATACTTAATATATGAAAGACAACTTTGCATATTATTACAACAACGTTCCCAATGTCGGGTTATGTAGAAACAATTTAATATATACAAGTTTGATAAGTGATGATAAAAAGACGTTCTGTCAATGGTACTACAACGATACTGAGTATCATAGGGGGCAGAATCAAATAATTGACCCACCTAAGATGGAAGAAAAATGGTTACGAGAAGTTAAGTATCTTACTCTAATGAGCGAGATACATCCTGAGCTAGTTCTGCATATAAAGAACATAGATAATGAAAAAAGAAAGTTATACTTAGAGATAGACGGTCCTGACTTTTGGGAACTTGCAGGGTGTGACCATAATAACTTTAACGATGTGTTGCCCGATTGGCAAGATCAAATGCTGAATATTATTAACGCACATAAGAGTTTAAATTTACACAAATATAGTATGCATCCTTCAAGCTATTTTGTCATTGATGGTAAATTAAAGAGCATTAACTACTTCTTTACATATCACAAAGATGAGACAAATATCAGTATAAAAGACGTTGAAAGTCATATCTATTCTACAAGACAGGATGAGATGCGTAAACATTTATTGTCATTAGGAATAGATTGGGAGACACCTCAGTCTTGGAATACATTTGATAAATTATGTTGGGAAAGTTTTAGAACTAATTATACGTCTGAGTTTATTGAGAGAGCGATGAATGTTTAAGATTCTTTGTACCGGAAATCCTGATCATATCGGTATTGCTATGGAAATCAAAAAGTTGTTTCCAGAAAGTAATTTTGTTAGTAGGACTAACGGATATGACTTATCGACTAATGAAGGGTTAGAAAAATTAAAACTAATATTAAAAAATTACAATGTGTTTATTAACAATGCATATGTGCATTCAAATCTACAGTCTATCTTGCTGTCAATGATTAGTGATGAGTGGGAAGTTGGTCACGTATTTAATATCGGAACTTTAATAGAATATGTTAAATGGTTGCCTACACACACAGAAACAAATATGGCTCAGAGTCTACATGAAGATCATGCAGATGCTATAAGATTAAGAGAATTAGGATTTGCATTAACTAATGAGCATTTTAAAGTTACTCATGTAACTGTAGGAGGATTTAAATCTTCTGCAAAGCCAAGAGGATTACACCATAGTATGGAACCAAAACATATAGCAAATGCTATTAAATGGGTAATGGAAGCTGAATTTGAAGTACCCATTATAGGTGTAGAGCAGTCGTCTGATATAATAAGAGAATATTTTAATGATAGAGAAAAAGGACTGATTTAATGTTTAAATTAAAGCCATGGACAATAGAATTAGACTTAACTGATTTTTATGCCGCTGCCACAGATAAAGGTTATGTAAACAACTCATCACAATCACAAATGATTGATTGTTTTCGTAATGAAGATAGATGGTGTGTATGGATTTTGTATTACAATGATATTGCTGTGGGTAGTGTTGCCGCGCATAGTATAGATGAAGGTGTTAGAATTTGTGCTAGAACATGTGTGTTAACGCATTTGTTACCAACTAATACATTACGCACACGCAATCAAATAATTACTCATCAACATGTTACTGCACAGTTCTTTATGCCTATTTGTATTGAATGGGCTAGCGATACTGATATGTATATTACTAGTCACCCAAGTGATGTAGGGACACAGAGATTAGTACATAATATATGGGGACCTGCCTTAGAAAAGACAGGGGTTCTTACTAGAGCATTTGAAAAAGAATATCGTGGTCATACACAAACTTTTTGGAAATTGAATGCTAGTATATTTCTAGAACAATTAGCAAAAGTTAAGTGGAGTTCTTAAGTATCAGATTCTGGGCAAACTAACCACCCAAGATTGAATAAATCCTCACGAATCTCATCGGTTACTTCACTCTCACTAACATATCCGATAGAAATGTTATCCTCAACAGACCCGCCCATATCAATTGAAGTACTTGATATTCCAGAACAATACCAATCCAAATAATCCCCACGTTGAAGAATATCAGCAATTATTCCACCAGCATAACGCCAAGAACAATGCCAAGTTTCTCCCTTAAGAATAGGCCACATCTCATTTCTCATGAATTCGTTGTTACATAATGCGGCGTATAGATTTTGAGCATAGACTTCATTCTTGCATTTTTCAACAATATAATCACTACTACGTAAATCGTATTCTAAATTGTTTTTCATCCAAGTTTTACTGTCCTCTAATTTTTCTTTATATTCAGCATTCATAGTGTACATCTCAATCATTTTCCGTGCTGTGTCATCGTCTGGATTAACCATTAACTTATTCTGCAACGGCGACAGTTTGTTCTTTAATGTGTCGGGGTTTTTTCGCAACATATTTAGCTTTCGTATAAAAGACATGATTTCCAATTTGTTTTACTTTATGGTAGGGCCAATTTGGTTGTACACTTAGATTATGAAAGAATAGTGTAGTTTTAGGAACAACATCTTTATATGCATCAAATGCTAGTACGTCATAGGCTACTTGTTTAGCTGTCCTATATCGTGCGGGGTGAATTTTATTTCTGTTATTCTGACAAACCCAACTGAATTGACACAGTTTAACCTTAATCATTTCTTGTGTTGCTTCATCTAACCGTGTAATCATATTAGTCTGATATACAACTTGACACGGAGTATTTGCAAATCCATAACGAATACGATTTAATACTACTCTTGCTACGGCTGCTTGCCCATGGAGACTCTCAGAGCCTGCTTCGTAATAAATATTGTCGGCTAGGCACTTCAATTGTTTTTCGTCTACTAACTTAACTACTTGTACTGGCTCCTGCGGTACTGGTTGAACCGGCTTTAATAATACACTGGTTAAAATATATACAGGAGTGATAACTATCATGCAGAACATAATTACTTTGGCAATAATTGCAGAGGTAATACTTTCCATGATATTTCCTTTCTTATGATGTGTATAGCATTATACGCTATACGTGGATTTTCTACAACTGCTTTGGAATTAGTTTGTAAGCAGGTCCCAACAGTCGCAGTTACAATCTATAACAGATTGTATTGCATCACTTGGAGTTATTACTGAGGGTAATAATGGTGTATTCGCAATATTGAATATATCCAAGTTAGTTGGTACTAATGTAGTTTCTTGGGATCCGGCTAAACTGCCGAGTGCTGTTGCAGCTCCTGTAATGGCGACAACACCTAATAACGGTCCCTCGGTCACCAACGGTTGTGTTGGATCTGCCGGGGAAGTTGGTACGCTCCCAGTTGTTTTGGGTATGAGTAGCGGTTCATTTTCGACACTGTTGTCTTGTTCTGCTCCCATTAAACCCAAGCGATATGCGTTTCTAGTTTCACGCATTGACCCAATTAAACTATTTCCTCCTAAGGTAAGTATGTCAGATATTGACTCTAGAACTTGAGCGGGTCCGTTCTGCTCAGTTTCTTGGCTATATTGATTTAATAATCCCATAAATCCATATATGTCTCTGACTGTCGTTGATAAATCGGTTGTATTTGGTAATGCAAATTCTCTTGCATTTTGTTCTTTTAATAACTTTGTACCAAATGCATTGTACAGGTTGTTTAGTTCAGTACTTTGTAATAATGATGTTTCTGATATATTGGTTAGTTCAATGTTTGCATTGTCTATCCAACCCTGAAGTTGAGTGTAGTCTGTGCCTTGCAAAATAGTCAATATATTGGTGTAACAATTAATCAATGTAGGTGTTGTTATTGCATTGATTTTTAATTTTAACTCATCCCAATCATAATGTAAATCTGTCATCGATCCAAAGAAATCACACATGGTGTAGAGACCATTATCACCGGTCCCCAAAGCAATAACGGCTAAGGCTGCATTAGCAGTAGCAGAGTCGGTTGGTTTGCTAGTTCCATTAACAGTCAAATCAGATACATTTTCTAAATTAACTACAACTTGACTAAATTTTTCAATAGGAATTGATTTAATTCTTTTAATTTGCATCATGCTAGTACCAAATGCATCACATGCATATGCTAACTCTGATGGCAATACTTGATCCAATCTTGCTCCGTATAAATCACCCATAGTATTAACCTCAGTAGAAGTATACAATAGATAATATGTCTTACTGTTTGTTGGCCCAGGTGCAGTATTGTATTCCGGTACAGTTATTGTCTGATAACTAGTAGGGAATAACTTTTTAGGATCTAACAAGTCAGCCAAACTTTGTAGATTTTCAGTTTGACAATTTAAAGGAATTAAAATATCAGATAAATCTTCACCAACAATCATACAAAAGGCTGCATAGATTGATTGCTGTTGCTCAATTGAAGTTGGTGAGTTAGCTATAATTTTGTCTATATCGGCTGCGTTTATCCCAGCTGTCATTAATGCTAAATTAACAGATTTTGTAAATGCATTATACTTGTACATTGTTCGTATTAGATTAGTAGGATCTCCGAATGTATCAATACTAGTCAAATCAATTGCTTTACCGCTAGCAATTAAGTCTTGTCCCCAATAGAATGTACTTAGACTGACACCGGTAATATCACTAGTAATCAAATCATTCATGTTACTATACATACCGTCTAAGTAAGTCAATGAATCAACAAATGATTGTATGGGTACATTAGATTGCTTCATTACTGCATAGCAACTGTTAAATGTGTTAACAAAATCAGAATAAGAACCATTGTTAATATGAAATTCATTATATGCTTGCAATGCTATTAATCTCAGCCATCCATAACTTGCTAATTCATTTGAATAAGTTTTTGTATATGTTGTTGGTTTACTATTACCTAGTGCAGGGATAGTAGTTGATCCAATACTTATTAAATTAGCATAAACTGTAGGGGAAATAGCACTAGATACAACTTTAGTCCATGCTAATTTCATTGCAGTTTTCAATGTACCTAGAACAGTATCATACACTACTGATCCTGCAGTTATTGTATAATTTGAAATACTATTACTAGAACCCATAAATGTTGCCGCAGTTGGATTTATTCTTAATCCTTCATCCTGGATTAAAGATCCTAAGCAATTTAAATTTAGTGGGGTGTATTTTCCGTTTAAATTCATGGTACAAATACGTCAGGACTGCCTTCAACAATACTGTGACCACAACTATTAGTAGATGTGATTCTTAGTACTGCGTCACCCTCAGCAAATACTGTAGGGCTTGCACTTGTTGTTGTGGCAGCATCATGGGGCGGATGCGGCGGGCCCCATGGACTGTGTGGGGTAATAAGACTAACATGTAGTCCTACTTGTATACCATTGACAATCACCGTTGGAGCGCCGCGCACTATTGCGCCTCCCTCTTGATTCTTGTCACCCACACGACTTAAATTTGGCATTACTATCCTAAAATAATCTTCTTCTCAGGCATTTTAATTCCTGTTGTTGCTTCTAAATACTTGTCTGCAATACTTTCTTCAGTGTATGCATAAAGTGAAATACTACTAGTATTTATTCTAATTTCTTTATCAATATCTGCTGTGAACATGCTTGGAATCATCTGCATTCCTTGCTGTCCGGGAGCAATACTGACTGGATTTGTCACTACAACACATCCCTGACCAAGATGTACTTCTGTTACTTTGGCAATTAATTCTTCACCTGAATTCAATTTAATTGTATATGTTTTTCCAACTTCCATTATACGCTTTCTGTTAATTTTGTTCTGAGTTCATTAAACCCACCCACATATTCATCATCTAAGAAAATTTGTGGCACCGTTCTGGCAGTTGGAACTGCTTCTAATAATTCTTCACGTGTGAATCCGTCACCAATCTTACGTTCTTCAAACTCTATTCCTCTACTCTCTAACAATGCCTTTGCTTGGTCGCAATAAGGACAGTGGTACTTACTCCATACTATTGCTTTCATTTTATCTCCAAAAGAATAGTATTGCTTTTAATCTATCAATATACTTTTGCAAGTATTTGACTTGAATGTCTTTTGCATATTGTGGTTGAGGGAAGTTCCAACCCATAAATGCTCCTACTACTATCCAAAATAATGTTTCTAACATACCTTTTCTCCTTATAATTGTTTTAGTATTTTTTTCATTGTTCTTACGTGTACCCTATCTTTTTCTTTTTCTTCTTCCGAAAGTTGGTCGTATGGTACGTGTTGTGCGGCATTATAATCTGCCTTTGGATTACGTCTCATCCATTGAATATGAATAAACTCAGCAGCCTTTTCTTCATCATTTGAAAATCTTTTGACTGCTTCAAGTGCCGCTTGTCC